CATTGGTACTAACTTGACTTATTTTGAAACAGAAACTTGTATCGTAATCCCAGACGTAGGACCGTGTCAATGCGGAATTGACATCACTATTTCTAATTCTTCTTTAGGAATAGAAGCTCAAACAATTACAGCAACAGTTGACGGTCTGTATAATAACAGACTGCAATTTACTTTCGTAGTAGGTGGAGTCAGATATTATATTCGCTGGAATACTGGTGGTTTCTGGGAAATAGTAAACCCAAAACCATTCCCTATAGTCACTATAGGAACACTGTCTTTTGATATATTATGTCCAGAGGGTACTTTAGATGAGTGGGATAGTCCTATTGGATCTGGCTGGGAAATGTTTACTGATATTTCAGACTGTACTGACTGTGGAGTTGAGGACAGAACAAAAGAAACTTATCCAACAGTAAAACTTCCAGAGCCATTTGTCGAAGAAGACAGAGGTGATGAATCATGCTGTTGTAAATATATGGTCTTAGCTTCCGCTACTAAAGACAGTTGGAAAAATGATATTACTAGCGTATGGATCAAAAAAGGTTTAGACAGTGATACTGTTCAATTTAGATTATACAAAGAAGATCAAGCAATACCTTATACTTGGACATATCAAACGCTTCCAAACGATCCCTTGACTGTTTATTCAACACTTTATTGGATAGACATAATCGCTACATACGGTGAGGGGTGCTATGAAATCAGAGTAGCTTATGATATTGCTGGAATTTCTGGAGATTATGTTTATGCCGCTTATGATCTTAAAACTTATACAGTTGAAAACGCTCTTAATACAGCCAGAATAAGAGTCAAATTTAATGGGTATCAAGAAACTTCTGGAATTGATTTTACTGACAGTAATGTAGAAGATACATTTCGCTTTTATGGGTACATAGGAAACCGTCAGCCGAACACTGAGGTTGATAATATAATCTACCCTAACAGAGAAATGAAACGTGTTCTAAGGGAGAATTTAAACAGCTATGAAATAATCACAGATCCCAGTTTAAATTGTATCATTAAGCCGCTTCTTGATCTTTACCTACTAAGTGAAAATGAACTTTACATTTCAGACTATAATTCACACAATCACAGCTATAGATATTTAGACCTACCAGTGATCGTTTCAGATTCTCCTAAAGTTGAATATTACGAGTGGTCACGAAAAGCTAAATTGACGTGTGAAGTTACAGACAAATTCAAAACAAATAGAACATATTACAAATAACCAAAACCAAAAAAAAATGACTATTGATTTTACAGTACAAGCAAATTATCTTAAAGTGGAATGGACTCCAGAAAAAGAGACAGATGAAAGAGCTAATATTGCTTTTTATCCCATTACGACTTCTTGTTTCACAGTTAATTTCGGAATGGTAATTGATCCAAAGGGAGGCACATCACTATGGACAGCAATTAGTATTTCTTTGTTTAATTCTTTAATGAATACTACTACTGAAATAACAGCCGATGAGATAGCTGCTGGTATAATACAAATTGACGGAGGTAAAATTCCAGTTTCTACAATTTACGACATGACTAGCTATCTTAGTAGAAATACTGGATACCCAATTAACAATACAGCAGATGCTGATGAACCAGTTTTGGACATACCTATAGCAAAACCTAGAGTATAATGAAAGGGTTGGAAGAATTTACCGATCTATTCGCTATGGCTATAGGTATGGTAGGATCATTAATGAAAGGGTTGAAGAAACGCTTAAAGATCCAGACTATTTTTATAGGAATGGTCATAGCTGGTATTCTTTCGTTTTCGTTAATTGGTGTAGTGGAAATTTTTTATAAAGACTTATCACCTAAAGTGATTATATTGATTTCATTTATTGTGGGGTGGATAGCTAATGAATTGACGGAGAAAATAGATGAAGTTTTCGAAGAATTTTATCAATATGCTATTGACAAACTAAAAAAACTCATAAAAAAATGACTCAAGACAGCACTAATAACGACACTATTTATTTTCATACTGGACATAGTGATACTATAATAGAAAACCAGCATATAATTACTGATACTTTTATTTCACGTGATACTGTTTACGTTGAAACTCAAACATTCGACAAGGAAATACAGATTATAGAAAAATTAATTGACCGTCCAGATTTTAGTAAAGATGCTGTGAGTATTTTAGTCGTGATTTTTGTAGCGTACACGATCATTAAAAAATGGAAAAAATGATACGAAACTTAAAGAACAAAGTAACCGCACAATATTTTCAAGAAATTATTGAAAGCAAAGGGTACAAATTTTTTACAAGTGGAGATCTGAACGTAAATATAATAGGCATAAGAAACCCAAATCTTGAAGCAAATAAATTCGATGACACAATGGTCTTGATTTTCAAGATAGCTGGTGAATGGGTGATCCACGAGTATCAAATTACTACTGATGCTGGTGCTTATTGGCTTGAAAACCCAATGAAAGACAACGGATGCGCTCTTTTAGTGCCTAATCAATACCGTTCAGTATATAAAATTGACTATCATTTAGGTAAATATCTTGCTTTATGTCAAAGAAACGGTAAAGTCGAAGTTTATCGTGATGACAACAAGGATCAAATACTTGATTTTAACGATGCTTCAAAAGAGTGGGGGTACTTTGGTATTAATATTCATAGAAGTAACCCTAGAAGCGAATCATACGAGGTTAATAAATGGTCTGCTGGGTGTCAAGTGTTCAAGAAAATAGATGACTACAATGAATTTATGGATATTTGCACCAGATCCATGAAAAAATACGGTAACAGTTTTACATATACGCTGATCAATGAAAGCGACTTAAATTTATAATTATGAGTAAAAAAGAAGAACGTCAAGAAAAACGTGCTGAACGTAAAGCTAAAAGACGTGCAAAAAGAAAGGACATAAACATAACTATTGACGGTAAAAAAACAGACGTTAAGATTATACGACAAGGCGGTGTATTTATTATTGACTTTGACAGTGAGAAAGTAGATTTCAATTTTACCAAAGACGGAGAAAAAACCAGCTTTGATATAGATACTGAGAATCTTGATATTCAAGCCGAAAAAACAGCTAAAGAATGGGATATTGACGTACAGTCAGAACGTCCATTTGTCTTGAAAATGCTGAAATTTCTAAGGATCATAAAATAATTTTAAAATATTTTTATTCGCTAGAAACCTTACTGGTACTAGCATAGAGCGTTTTTAACTAAAATTCGCTTACATTTTTTTTAAACTTTTGCTAGGATATAACAAATTAAATTCATTATATTTGTCATGAACATTAAAAAACACAAAAAATGAATTTTACAAGAGAAAAACAAAATGCAGTTTTAAGCAAAACCAGAGACATTAGAGATGCACAATTATCTAAAATGACTGACTTTGACAAACTTGATTATCTAAAAGCACAAAAGCGCTTTGCGTATCAAGTAGCGCAAGTATGTAACATGATCTGTGAGCTTAGCGATAATTATGACGCTAAATTTGTTAAAAAAGCTAAGGTTATAAGAAAACGAGCGCTTGATGAAGTTATGTTTGTTGACATATTTTTAAAGCGTATCAATGACCACGATGTAAATTATATCCAAGTGTATCACTGGAACGGTTTGTGTGAGCAAAAAACGTACATTGAGCGTGTTGAAGAATATGGCTACAGCGTAAATGATATTATGTACTTTATATGGAGCGGCACACAATCACCAGTATCGAGTTGGTTAGACTTAGGACAGTTGAAAAAAATGGCTGCTGCTAGTAAAACCGTAGCGAATACAAGAAAATAATTTTATAAACACAAGGGGGGTGCAGATCCCCCTTTTAAATTTTTTATTATGATCAAAGGAATAACGTATAAAGATACAGTAAGAGCCACTGAGCTTATATTGTGGAATACTATGCAAACCTATGACTATTACACTTCTGATAAGTGCAAACTTGAAGCGCCAGAATTGCACCAATCAAAAATTGATGACATAGCAAGAAAAATACAATTTAATGCTTATCATAAATTACGCTCAAAGTGGAATAAACTAGCTGACGTAATGTATCACAAAGGCATTGATAAAGACTACTGTGATGATCGTTTGCAGTACAATGATCTAAACAGCAAAAATGTAATGACTAGGGGTGCTATGATTAAGGTATTTCACAAATTTAACGTGCTATGAGTAATATCAATGATCCAGTATTATATATGAAAGCGTCAGAATTGAGCTATAGAGTTAGGATACATATTGTGCAGCATCGAATTAAGCATTTAGAAGAAAATCATTTAGGAATTAGTTTTCATGCTGAGGGTATGATTAAAACGTGGAACAAATTACTTCGAGGTTTGACAAATGAATGGAACAGCATTTATACGATTATGCTTAAATGCGATATTGAAACGCTATGGATCTCAAACGAAATTTGTGATCAAGTTGAAATGAAAGATTCTAGTTTATTTCACGGTAGTGATAAATTTGTAGATATGATCTACATAGGTAGCTTAGAAGAAAACTTTGACAGTTTATTAGATTTTGTGTGTTGACACAATGTTCAAGGGAGGGGGGAGTGATCCCCCTTTTTTTATGCGATAATTTTTATTAGATTATATGGAAACAAGAAAAAATATGAAAAAACCGAAACAGATAAGCGCTACTTTGCGCTTTACTAATTTGTCTGAGCTTAAGGAAATGCTAGACCAAATCAAGAAACAAGTTGAAACTGGAATTGAATTAATTGAGAAAACTGGACTCAATGATACAATGATCCGTAGTGAATTTAGTTTCACTAATTACAGAGTAGGAGTTGAAAAATGTATTGACGGTAAAAGCCACATGACATACAAAAGTCACATTGATTTTATGGTAGATCCTAAAGTACCCAAAACGAAATGAAGAAAAGTTTTATTTTACACCTAGACAGTCTTGATATTTTAGATGAATTAAACAGTGAACAAGCTGGTGAATTGTTTAAAGCGATAAAAAATTATCATAACGACCAGCCAGTACACCTTGACTTTGCGCTTAGATTAGCATTCACACCATTTCTAAAACAGTTTGAGCGAGATAACGTAAAGTATATCCAAACTGTAGAGAAAAACCGTCAGAACGGTTTAAAAGGAGGTAGACCTAAAAAGCCAGAAAAGCCAGTGGGTTTATTTAAAACCGAAGCAAAGCGAATAAACCTTGATAGTGATAGTGTAAATGATAGTAAGAAAGGAAATGTAGATAGCTTTAATAGGTTTTGGGAAATGTATGAAAAGAAAGTTGACAAGATGAAATGCACGAAACTGTGGATCAAGTTATCTGAGGAAGAAAAAAATGATATATTTGCGAAATTGCCTATCTACAAGAACAGCACACCAGACATTAAATTTAGAAAAAACCCTACTACTTGGTTGAATGGGAAATGCTGGTTGGACATTGAAGAAACAGAATTGAAACCTAAAAAATACTATCCCCACTTATGAGCAAATTGAAACCTTTAGAAATGTTATTTACTACTATTTTACATAGCGACATAAATGATCAAGTGAGCATAATGTCAAGAGTGCAAAAAGAGTGGTATGAAAACCAGCCAGAGAGTAAACTCTATGTAGCTGCTGCATCAATTTTAAAACAGAATAAAACTGTAGATCTGGTAGAATTAGCCAAAGAATTTAAGATTAATGGCTGGTACAATAAAGAGTCAATTATCCAGATGAGTAATTTAGCAAATAGAGATTATAGGTTATCTAATATTGTTAATTTAGATAATCTTTTGAATGCAATATATGAACAGCATATCATAATGATAGCAGCTAGGACTAAATCTCATATTGAGAATTTAATTTTAAACGGAAACTTTACAGTTGAAGCGTACAAGAAAATTATCAAGAGCAGCTATAAAGCTAAAATAAGCACTGAGAAAGCTGTTTCACTAGACACTGTAGTTAATACCGTACTAGAAAAACATGATAAAGCGTCTAGGGGTGACTTAGGAGGTATTGAGCTAGGATACCAGACATTAAAACAAGTTGTTTTACTTGAGCCAGTAGACTTAATGATCGTTGGCGCTAGACCTTCAATGGGGAAAACAGCATTTGCTGTGAATACAGCTATAAGAATGGCATATGAAGGTAAAAAAATTGTATTCTTTGCGCTAGAAATGAGTAAGCTACAGATAATGAGAAGAATTATCGCTAATGTAGCTGAGGTTGATAGTAATAAAATAAAGTACGGAACGTGCAGCGATCAAGAATTAAACACGATAAGCTCAGTACGAAACCTAGACTTTTTGAATAACATAAAATTATATGACGGATCTCAAACTTTGAACACTATTTCGAGCATAATTAACGATCACAAATCAAGTGATGAATGCGACTTTGTTATTATAGATTATTTGCAAAAGATACAGACACCAGACAGTAAGAGTAGGTACGAGGGTGTCACTGAAAACAGTAACGGTGTGAAGCTATTGTGTCAAAACTTAAAAATACCTATACTAGCATTAGCACAGTTGAGCCGAGATAGTGGACGTGGCGGTAAAAGACCTACATTACCAGACATTAGGGAGAGCGGTGAAATTGAGCAAGACGCTTCAATAGTTGGTTTCTTGCATAGACCAGAATATTATGGAGAAGAAATTACATATAATGGAAATGACAGTAAGGATGTTTGTGAATTTATAGTGGCTAAAAATAGAGAGGGTGAAATAGGAGTTTATGACATGAGGGTTGATCTAAAATTTAGTAAGTTTATAGGATAAAACAAGAAAATGAAAAAACTAATCGCAAAAATTAAACAGCGCATACGCTGGGGAAAGATGAATGACAATGACAAATTTCTGTTGAGTCTAGGAGTTGAAATTACCAATGATTATATTCACAGCAGATCCTTTAGAAGAATCATTGATAAAACTCAATATGGTAAATTAATACAGTCAAGAATTAAAAACTGGAATAAGAATAAAAATGTTTAAATTTTGTCTAAAATGCTGTAGAATGACTCAATGGAAAAACCACAAATGCAAGGAGTGTAAATGAGTTATAAAAGAATTTTTAAATTTGATTTCTGGAAATACAAATTTAGAATATATAAAAAACAATGAAAAAAACTTGTTTGATCTCGTTTAGTGGTGGAGAAACTTCGGCTTATATGGCTAAGTGGCTACTAGAAAACAAATCTGATGAATATGATTTCGTGAGTGTTTTCGCAAATACTGGACAAGAAAATGAAGAAACCTTAAAGTTTGTTGATCAATGCGACAAAGCATTTAATATGAATCTAGTTTGGATTGAAGCTAAAATAAATCAAGAATTAGGAAAGGGTACTCGCTGGAATATTGTAAACTACGAAACCGCTTCAAGAAATGGAGAGGTGTTTGAGGAAGCTATAAAAAAATATGGAATACCAAATCTAAATAACAACTGGTGTACTAGGGATCTGAAAATATATCCGATACATAACTTCATGAAATTAGGTTTAAAATTGACTAATTATTACACAGCTATAGGTATAAGAGTTGATGAAATTGATCGTGTTAGTAAAAACAGAGTTAAGGATCAATTCATATACCCTCTTGTCAGTATGAAACCAATGACCAAACCTCAAATAAATAAGTTCTGGTCAAGCCAGTCATTCAGATTAAATTTAAAAGGGTATGAGGGTAATTGTAAAGCGTGTTGGAAAAAATCTTTTAATAAGCTCATGACTATAGCTGTAGAAAAACCAGAATATTTTGACTTTGTTATTGATATGGAATCAAAATATGCTGACTATATACCACCTCAAAAAGCAGCTTCTTTAGAATCACCTAATAACTTTTTTAGACAAAACAAATCAGTCATAGACATTTTTAAGGAAAGTAGAAAACCATTTAAAAAAAGTAAAAACGATGCAGACATTTATGAATATCAGACGAGTATGTTCGGATATGATCTTGACTCAAGTAATGGATGTGATGAAAGTTGTGAAATACACTAATGAAAAAATGCAAAAATTGTAAGACTCCATTTAGTCCTAGATTTTCTACTTTAGAAAAATACTGCTGGGATCTGGAATGTAAAAGCATAGAAGCTATGCAAAAGCTATCTAAAATAAAACAGCGTGAACAAAAAGAAAAACGTCAAGAAACTAAACGTATCAAAGAATCCTTAAAAACGCTCTCACAGCTTAAAAACGAGCTTCAAAAGCTGGTAAATACTTATGTCAGAATGCGAGACAAAGATCAACCTTGCATATCTTGTCAGAAACCTTTAGGTCAAAAATATGACGCTGGACATTTTCTGTCTGTAGGAAATTATCCGTCATGTAGGTATGATCTTAGAAATATAAATGCTCAGTGTGTTTCTTGCAATCAATTTAAAGGAGGTGCAGTTCACGAATACCGACCTAATTTAATTCAAAAGATCGGAGAAACCAGCTTCAACGATCTATACGATAATAGGCATCAAGAAAACAAATATTCAAGACCAGAAATACTTGAATTAATTGCCTTGTATAAAGTAAGGATCAAAAATAATTTATAGTCGCTTAACATTTTTTTTTAAAAACATTAGGATATAACAAATTAAATTCGTTATATTTGTCTTGAACATTTAAAAACACAATATGCAAGTATTTATTACAGTACCCAGAGACAAAGCCACTGAATTTGAAAGTGAGCTTAAAAAATTAGGCGCATTCGAGCGCACTAAACGGATTAAAAGTGATCCAGCAGACCATACCGTACTTTTTAAAATTCATAAAAGTAACGGTGACGAAATGCAAAAATTATCAATAATTCAAAACACACTAAACAAGTAATAATGAGACAGACAAAAAACATCAAAGAAACTGGTAGCTTCGTAAATTGGGCAATGGGAAACAATGTTACTCTACCAGAGGTAAATAAAGGCGCTACTGAATTACACTGGTCGGACAGATCCGCTTATGAAGTTATCTCGGTAGCTGAAGATAAAATGAGTTGCGTAATTGAGCGCTACAGTCCAACAAGAGTAGATAAACACGGTATGTCAGAGAGTCAAAGTTATGAATACACTAAACTGACTGGTTATCGTAAAAACCTAGTTTGGCGCAATAAAAAAGGCGGCTGCTGGTGTGAGGTTACTGATGAATTGAGAATAATTCCTAAAGTGGCTAAGTACCTAGAAACGCAAACGTCAAAATTTGGTTACTATGATCAAGTTGAGGATGTATTCGGTAAGGACGTAGCTGACAAAGTATGGCGATATGACGAAAATGATGATCGCATTATGGAAGCGTATGAAGGCATTACCAAGATCTATAAAAACTACAGACCGATTAGCATAGTATTTGGATACAAACAAGAATACTATGACTATAGTTTTTAATAGTAGTTTAAATTTATTATATTTACGTTGAACATTTAAAACAAGAAAAATGAAAAGTTATCCGATTTGGAATGAGGTGAATAGCTGCCTTTACAAGAGTAAAAAAAGCTGGGGTGCAGTTGATCACACTGAGTGCAAAATCAAAGTAGGCAGCAGCGCAAAGAACAGCCAAGATCTAGCAGAAGTAAGTACGACCAAAACAGTCTTAGAGACTGAAATTTGGTTTACGTTAAAAGTTGACGGTGTCAAGGTGAAACGTGCTGTATTTGAAAACGTATATGGAAAAGCTGGTAATCATTTAGAAACTGTAAAATATATATAATGGGAGTTTTTAGCTGGAAAACAAGTGACACAAAAAAAAGCATACCTAATCGTATGCAATCTATAAGACCGACATTTGAAGTGTATATGATAGATCATGAGGGTAGAGTATGGTATGATTCAGAATATCATGGATATGGTACATTTGGCGGCAAAGACTTTTTTGAATTAGTAGCTGAAATGAACGGTGTACCTCTTAACGAAGGTCACAGTTTGTATTACAAATATGATCCTAAAACATTATATCCAATGCTGGTGCAAGATCCTAAAACAGAATGGAGAAATGAAATACCTACAGAGTGCGAATTTCAAGGACACTTTTACTAAAATAAATAATATGAAAGAGCCAATACTATTTTCTGAAATGAAAAAAAATGAAGATAAAATCACTTACTTGCTGGAGCAATATCCAAGACTTAGAGATAGTGATGAAATGTTATTTGCTACACTTGTAATGATGCACGAGGGTAACGGAGTAATAGGTGACGGTGTAAAGCGTTTAAGCGTATTGAGCGGCTTTGACGTGCTACAGAGTATAATTGACAACAAATACGTTAATTACACCTCAATGATCCGCTGTAGAAGATTAGTGCAGAATAAGCGCATTGATCTAAGAGGCACGTCTTATGAAAGACGTAATGACAGTGATGACTATTTTAGAAACAATATAAATAAATAAATAAATAATGCCGACAAGAAAAGCGCCAGACGTGGCTAAACGTAAAGGAATGGAATTGTATCAGAGTATTTTTGCAGTTCAACAAGAAGCGCCAATATTTGAAAAAACGACAAAAGCGCACAATTACAAATATACCCAGTTGACTACAATCTGGAAATCTGTAAGACCGTTGTTGAAAAAACACAAATTGTTGATTATGCAGCTTCCAGAGGGTGCAAACTTGAAAACCATAATAATGCACGTTGAAACAAACGAAACGCATGAGTTGAATACTCTAATGCCAGAGGGTTACGAGTTAGCAAGAATGAATTTATTTCAGAGTTACGGATCTAGCTTGACATATTACAAAAGATATGTTTTATGCAGCTTCTTAGGGATATTCACTGAGGACGAGGACAATGACGCTCAAGGCAAAGCTGAAAAGAAATACAATCGCAAACCAGCAGCGCCAAAAAAAGCGACATTAAATGAGCAGCAATTTATAAGAATGTTGGGTGCTATAAACGCTGGTGACTTTACAAAAGAAGAAGCGCTAAAACAATTTGATCTAAGCGCCAAACAAATTGAGGACTTAAATAGAGAAGCATGAAGCACGAATGGTTAGTAAGAGCGTCCAGTATGGGCGCTATAATGAGCAGCGATAGAAGCGGCAAGAAGCTGGGTGCTAAGTGTATTACAGAAATTCAAAAAATGCTGCTGTATAACAAACGAGGTGTCAATAAGCGTATCTGGACAAAGTATATGGAGAAAGGCACTATAGTAGAAGCTGAGGGTATTGATCTAGCGGCTGGAGTCTTAGGTTGGTTTGACGTAAAATCAGACGCTCCTAAAAGACGATATAAAAATGAATGGATAGTAGGTGAGCCAGACATTGAAAGTCCTATGATATTAGGTGACATAAAATCTAGCTGGGATGCTACTACATTTCCATTTTTTAAAGATAAAATACCTAATCCAGATTATGAATGGCAAATGATGTCTTATATGTGGCTGTGTGATCGTAGCGAGTGTGAGCTGGTTTATTGTTTGACAAATACTCCAGAACACTTAATTCAAAAAGAAATACGAATGCAGACTTTTGCGGCTATGGACAAAGCTAATTATGACGAGAAATTGCGTAATATGGATATGCATGAAATAGAAGCAAAAGTTGAACGTGAAGTTAGATCCCAAATGACATTTGATAATTTCCCAGCTAAAGAGCGTGTCAAGCGCTGGGTGATTAAACGTGATGAAGTCAAAATTGAAGCTATGAAAGATAGGATCACTGAATGCAGACATTTATATGATGAATACTGGGATAAAATTCAAAATATGAATAACGAAGAAATGATAACACAATTTAAAAACCAAAACAAATGAGTAATAAAGTTACTGGTGTAGTCTACCATATAGGACAAGAAGAAGTAATATCTAACAAGTTTAAAAAGAGGCTGATAGTTGTTGAAACAGAGGACGAAAAATACCCTCAAAAAATAGCTATTGAATTTCAACAAGACAAAACAGATGATCTTAATACAGCAAGTATAGGTGATACTGTAGAAGTTCAATTTAATCTTAGAGGACGTGAATGGGTTGCGCCAGACGGTGTCGCTAAGTTTTTTAATACTTTGGTAGGTTGGAATCTTTTAGTGCAGTCACAAGACAATTTCTCAAATATGACACAAGACATTCTTGATAATCCAGCACCAACAGCAAATCAAGAAAACAAGGTAATAGAAGCGCACCAAAAGACGCTTTTAAATAACAATGGAGAAGCGCCAAAAGACGATTTACCATTTTAAAAACAGATTATGAAAGCTAAGGATCTAATGAACATCAATGCGGAAGTTATCAAAATGATTAATGATCACATTGATAAACACAATATGAATCTAAGCCAGTTCGCTAAAGAAAGTGGAGTACACCAGAGTCAATTATGGTTGTATATGAACACAAATAAGAGCGCTGGTCTAAGTAAAGGTCTACATACCAATACATTAGAAAAAATAGGTACATACCTAAGCAAAAAAAAATGATCATTAAGGGCAGCTAGTCTGCCCTTTTTTCATTCACTTAAAAATATTTTTTAATTAATTAGGATATAACAAATTAAATTCGTTATATTTGTCTTGAACATTTAAAAGAAATATTATGAGTACGATTAATGAAATTTTACAAGCTGGTAACGCTACAGCGCAAATTCAAAAAATGACAGACAGCGAGTTGAAATTGCTAAATAGCTTTATTTGCAGCGAAATGAATTACCGCAAAGGAAACAGAATAGCAGCCGCTAAAGCTATTTTAAAGGTTGGTGACAGTGTTACTGTAAATCACAAGCGCCTTATGTATGCTGAAAGTTTATACATAGTGAAAATGAAATCAACAAAAGCGGTTATTGCAGATCCAGCAAATATTGATCCACTAGGACAAGCCGCACAGTATGACGTACCATTATCAATGATAACTAAAAAAGCGTAATCATGAGAGACAACAAAACTTATATTTTGAATATGGATTGTGATATGGAAATAGACTTATCCTTGCTTAATGACAAAGACACAAAAGCAACAGCTTATTTCAGCGCACACACCAATACAGAAAACCCTTTTAATGATCTAAAAAGTTACAAGCTAGAATTGACCGTAACTAAAGATTTAGTATTTGATGAGTACCCAGTGTCCACTAATGGTTTTAATGACCGCATACAGTGGGAAAGTAGCATTGAAGAAGAATTTAATATAATT